TTTTTTGCCCTTTGAAAGGGGGGGGGGGGGGGGGGGGGGGGTTGCTGCGGGGTTGGGGGGGGTGGGGGGGGGGGTTTCGGGGGGCGGGGTTTCCAGAGGCGGGGCGTTCTCAACTGGAGGTGCAAACCCCTGCTCTGGAGAAATAGGGATCTGAGTTTCCAATGGGCCTGCATTGGCTGCGAACTCAGCCGCCGAAAGCGCACCTTCACCCACCCCCATTGCACCGGGCGCTCCCACGCCAGCATTGGCCGCAAACTCAGCAGCCGACAACGCGCCTTCTCCTGCTGTCGTTCCTGCCGCTGTTGCCGCTGTTGCCGCTGCAGCGGCTTCAGCCGCGTAACCACCGTTTCCGAGAATCTGGCTGAGCGATCCAACATCAATCCCACCAACACCCGCAACCGCTTCTGCCCCCACTTGAGCCACACCCGCAGCGATAGCTTCTGTTGCCACCGCTTCACCACCAAACGCCGCAAGCGCGGCCCCGCCGGTAACATACGCAGCCACCGCCATTGCTGCAAGGGCAAGAATATTTCCCAACCCGTCGTCATCTTCCTGCGTGGCTTGCCAGCGTTCCTGCGCTTGTTGCGTGCCTTGGTCTACGAACCCTTGCGTGGCTTGGTTGAAACGCGACGGGTCTGTGCCCCGCGTCCGCAGCGCATCCGCAACCGCCCGTTGAGCAATGGCGTTGTAGTTTGAACCTTCGGTATAGCCGCTGTTTAGAGCGGCTCTGTGTTCGTCGCCGAATATCGGGACGGCTGCGGCAAGTTCCGCTTCAGACAGGCCCGCCTGCTGCCCAAGTTGGCGGATTAACGCCGCAGTCGAGCCAATGTCAAAATTGCTCTGGTTGTATCTAGACAGCACCCCCTCAAGAGAATTGTCATCCGCCTTGGGTGCGTCATCCTGCCAAACCAGATTGTTGTCGGGGTCGTATGTGTATGGCATTTTGTTCCCTATAGCCCAGAAACTTGGTAGTTATTCATCAGTTCTTCGGATTAACAGCACCGACAACAGCTTCAGCCCAATCTCGCCAATTCTCAAAGACATACGGCCCCGGAATCGATTCATTCTGAAACACATCGATTCCCTTCAGCCCTGCAGCCCACTCTTTCCAATTTTCCTCTGAAACGCCGATCTGCAATTGTTGCGCTGCATACGCCTCGCACATAAGTGCAGACCACGACTCAAACGTGTGCATCCGAGGATCATAAACAAACGCAGGAGCCGCCATCAGTATGGCCTCACGTCGCCAATGTTCGCGTTGAGCAATATACGGCCAGTCTCATAATTTCCGCCCTGAACATTGCTGACAAACTTCAAACGCAACTCACGACGCTGCTCTCTAAGGTCTATTTTCCCAGTATTTGGGTTGAATAAATACGGCCCCGTTGTTAAGTCACTTGACTGGGCAAATGGACGACCCCGGATATACAACTCCATCTCCCCGGATTGGATAAAGTCAGGCTCAAGGCGTTCCAAATGCAGCCCCACATTGTCCCCAACCATCGATGGTTCAGAAGGGCCACCGCTAACAATACCCAAGTCATTTGTCTCAAACGAACTGTAAATTGCGGTCTGGTTCTGACCTTGAACCTTGTCTGTTCCAATCTCGTGCTGCCACAGACTTACTTTCCCAGCTTGTGTCGCAAATGTCGCAGAAACAGTCGCGCTCGCTGTACAAACAGCGGACAGTGTGACGTTGTAGTTTCCCGCAGTTCCGGGCGCTATCGCTATGACATAAGCCCCAGAAGCAACACCGGCAGCGGTGACCACCTCATTCAGTGCGATCTGGCTGCTGATGGCGGTCACTATTACAGCGCTCGCGTTGGTGGTCGTTATGTTCTGCGTCAACACAACTTGAGCGGTGCTCACTTCCGAGCCAGCGGCAATCGGATAATGAAACACCTGAGAATAATACCCAGCCGTTCTGTTCGCTCCCGTTGCCTCGCCCGCGTCGTACCAAGTTTGCTCGCGGATGTTGTAGATGATTGCATCTGTACACTCGGTGGCACTCCCACGCGGGTAGAACCACCAGATCTCACCGAAACGGTTCACCTTGGTCGCCCAAACTTTCTGTCTTTGAGCGTAATTCAAATTGTCAAAAAAGTAGTTCTGATTCATATTGTTTGGCAGTTCTTTGATCACCCCGTTGTACATAAGGAATCGATCAACTCCGCACCAGTAATATATTCCATCAAATTCAATCACACTTTGACTGGAAAGAATTGTCGAACTGCCAAGGATGTCATAGCGCCAATAAAGCTGCTGCGAAGTTACCCCGGTGGTGATGGTTGTTGGATTGTAGCTAACACGGATCAGTGAATCCAGCGCCCAGAACAACCCTGAAGGGGCATTTGAGCCGCCTCGCACCGCCATTCCTTTGACAATTTTCTGATTTGAAACGTTAACCTCATTTGAGTCTGGGCCGTTCCAATCGAAAGCATTCCCAGCAACGCAATTCTTTATCAGTCCATTGTCCCCGTACGCAAAAACGTATGGGTGAAGGGAAACAACCCCTCCAGAAACTGTGATGTAGTTATTCGTTGGAGAAGTCCCTTGAGAGTCCCTCAAAGGATACGCAACAGATCCGCTGGGCTGTACAGCCAAAACCGCTGGAGTTAATGTGCTGTCGATTTGATCAAGGTTCTGACCCGGATGCGCCAAAATAAGGCTATCCCCACCTCCGTCGGCATCAAAAAATCCATCAAACTGCCACAGGTTCTTGTCGGATGCCGTGAAATTGCCATTCACTGTGGCAACCTTTATAGAGAATCCGGATCCAGTCCCTCCGATGTTTGCCGCTAAAGCACTCAGTGTGTCTCCGACAACATAGGAGTTGCCTTGGGTTGTTATCGTCACCGAGGAAACAACCGCCCCAGACACGACTATGGTGGCCTTCGCCCCCGTTCCAGAACCTCCGGTAAGGGCTACCGCTGTGTAAGTGCCGTTGGTGTAGAGTGACCCTCCGACAAGCGTTCCAACCGTCAGCACGGGGCCGCCAAATGTGTAATCAACAATCCCAGCACCAATTCCGCTGTTGTCGCAAACGTATCGCTGCAGCCCGTTGTTGTAGCCGTTGTAGACGCTGTTATAGCCGTTTGCAGATTCAACGAATATCCCTCTGGAGTATCCAGCAAGGAAATTGGTCATCTCCCGGTAGCCAAGCACCTTCCTAGGGCGACCGCGTTGAAACCGAACCCATTCTCCGTCGGTGTAAAAGTTTTGGTCAAATACCGTCCCGTCCCGTTGAATTCCGGGTTTGGTATCTAGCGCAAAAACTTTCTTTGTCATCAGAACGTCCCACCAGCCAAGCCGCTAGGAATGAAAGCTCCAGAAGCAGTTAGGCCAAATTGTTTCACTCCAAGAATGGCAATATCGAACTCGCCACTTCCAGCCCTGTAAATCCCCGTAGAGGTCTCCGAAGCAAAGTTCATCGATGGAGATCCAACAGATCCACTGATCAAGCTAATCGATGTAGACCCGGCCAACACTGTGTTCGCGTTAACCAAATTCACCGAGTCGCAAATCAGCGTCGCCTGTTGCCCCGCGCTAAGAGTCGCGGTGGATCCTGAGCCGGTGCTGATCGTCACCGTAAAGGCAGATGCCCCGCCAGTGGTCGCGTTCTGAATGTAGTAGACCTGAATGGTCGGAGGGACAACGATCGTAACGTTGCCAGTCAAGTCACCAGCGGAGACGTATTTCTGGATTACGTTGGACGCCTCGGAGCTTGTCAGTGTGTAGCTCCCGGTGGCAACCGTCTTAACCAATTGACTGAAATTGAACTGGGTGGATTTGCCAAGGCCAACCGAATAAAAAGCCGATCCTGAAGAGGCAATCAGACAGGAATCTCCCGGCTGCAGGCCCACAGTGGCAGAAGAGTTGAAAACGTCAGACCCAGAGCACGCAACAGTCAACAGCCCCGTGCCTGCGTTCCTGACCTGCAGGAACCAATTGTTTCCAACCGTAGCAGCTAATGGAAGCGTCAGCGTTCCAGCACCAGAAGTCCAAGCGTACAACGCAGCACGATCCGCTGCCACAGCGGTGTAATTGGTAGAAAACGTTGTCACTGGAGACGCTTGATTCAGGGTTACCCCAGAGGCAACAAGGCCATACCCAGCCAGCGTCGCAGCGTCGGCAGATGACGTCCCTGTACCGAAAGCAATTTTCCCCCAAGTGCCTTGAGTATTTGCATTGGTTTGAATGTAGATGTATTCAACGCGGCTGGTTCCCAGAGCAAAAATAGTGTTGGTTCCTGCATAATCTTTTATGGTGAAAGAATACGACCCCACATTCCTTATAAGGGCGTCATTTCCCACTGATGTTTGATTAGCAGGGGGCATCCATAATTCAAGCCCAGCAGACGAAGCAGATACATCCATGATCCGCGCTGCGTAATCATCGGTTGCATTGCCATTGATAGGCCAATTCAGTTGCGTATTAGCCGACAGCGTTACAGCCCTATACGAAACGTCAGTGGGCTGTATGACGGTGCCAGTAAATGGGGAGTTATAGCTGCTCATATCAAGAATCCTGTACGTTGGCCTGACGATCAGCAATCCGGATGACGTCTTCGTTCTTCAGGGTATTAATTATCAGGTCGTATTGTTGTTGCCACATTCCCATGCGTTCATCGTTCTTCAGGTACGGCATAGCCTGAAGCAGCGACCCGTAGAGCAACGCTTGAGGGGCGTATATGGTAAACCAATTGGTTTGATTGCTGGAGTCCAGAGGCTGTACACGCTCGTAGTAAAGAACTTCAAAATCGTATGCATCGGCAGGAGTCGGAGCAACGAGCCAATGCGTGTAGTCGTAATCCGCGTAATACGCGGGCACGCCGGTGACTGTTGGGTCTGGGGCATATTCCCTAAGATACTCGTACTTCCTAAGAAGAACAGGAGTCCTATTGCCACTCACAGTCACGTTCATCGAAACCGTCTTGTGCCACCGCGCAGGTTTGTCGATGACGGCTTGGCTGGCCACCATATTGCTTTGATTGACGGTTAGGTTGCCCAAAAACTTGATCTGTGAAGCAATGACCTGTTCCGCAAGCATGATAAAACGTGGGATCTGCGCGACAGTCTGAGCGTCGTCACGTTCCAGATATTCCTGAATATCAGAAACCAAAGAGTCGTAGGTCATTACAGCAGCAGTGGTCATGAAAATTCCCTAGTCCCAGTTTTGTCAATAATCAAAGCCATCTTGCGGGGTGCCGCAGTCAGCAGAGCGGGGATGCTGATATGCGTCCAAGCATCAAACTCCTTGATGAGTTGGTCATAGGCCAGCCCAGAGGCCATCACAGCCCTCACCACAGCGTCTGGAGTCATCCCCGGTACTCGGATGTCCGCCGCACAGCCAAGCCTGTGCTGGCTCTTGTCAGAGCTTCCTACGGCATCGTTTACAGCTTTGCTACGGTAGGCCGAATTGATTACCACCGCCCTGCCGCCCAGCACCTCCCGAACTTGCTCCAGAAACGCCGCCAGCCGGGTCAGATTGGCTAATGCGTCTGCGTCTGGCGTGTTGTCAAGCGTCCGGTGGTCGGTAGCCGTTAATTCCGCAAGGGTAAAGTGTTCACTTAGCTGCATTTTGATTCACTTGTATTCCTGCCAATAAACCGATAAACCCGCCCACAATGGTCTGAAAGGCGGGGGCAATTAACTTGAATATATCGGCGTTATCAACAACTGGATCAAACAGCCCAACGCACATTACCACTACCATCGACAACAAGATCAAGCAAAGAGTCACGCTAACCATCAAAATCACAATGAATAGCGTGTGTTCTTTCACTTGTTGCTCGGATCTGCCCGTCCAGCCGCACCCAAACCCAGCGCAGCCGCCAGCCCTTGCGCCAGCATTTGATATTGCGGCGGCACCATCGGGATGCCAACTGCAAACAAGATTCCCAGACCAGCAAGCGTCGAGGGTTCGCCAAACCGTTTCCTGAGAAAGCCCATAATAGTCTCCTAGAAGTTTCCACCTACGGGATTCAATACTCCAACCGGAGCATCGGTAATGATTGTAGACCCCGGCTTGATATGCCCATTTGTGAAGGGTGATTCGTTGATCGGGCCGTAGCAAGAGGCAAGCTGCGCCCCGTTGGTTTTCTTCGTTTGCTTATCGCAGATGAAACTCCACATATTGCTCATGCCAGAATCTTTGCCAAGTATGAAGGATCGCTTCACAAGTGGCGCAACCGCCCATGTCGGCGCTTGTGGCGCTTCGCTGACGGTAGAGAAAAGGCTCCAAACTTTGCCGGGAGGAGCATCACATGAGTTATTCATCAGCGCACCGTTAGCTACGCTGCGCCCCGTAAGGACAGGGCAGACCGCCATCCCCTCCTGAAACACTTTGCCTTTAACGGTGATCGTCTTGCCGGTAGGCGTGGAGCCACTAGCCGCACAGAGCGCATATTCGCCGTTGCAGATCATCAGTTCTGTGGCAAATACGTTGACTGGCAGTAGCAAAAGGAGAAGC